GAAACGGGCAGGGCTTCGAAATAGCCATTCCGGGCCAGGTCATATTCCCGCTGCCACTTCTTGGCAGACGCCACATCGTCCCCGGTAATATCGCCAGCCATGTGAAGCGTGTTCACGACTGTAGCTTTCGCGCGCCGAACCTTCTTCCCAGTTCCGACCGTCTCATAATCCGCCTTAGCCACGCGCTCAGGCGTAGGCGAATTATCCTCCGCTTTCGGCAAAATGAACGCCGTTTTTCGCGTCTGTTTCGGAGTGGAAAACTGGCGGACAGTTTCAGCGAGTCCGTCGCGAGATGTCAGGGCTTTTGGCATGGCAGAATCTTAGTACAGGCGAGGATGTCTGTACAAGGAGAAAACGAGAACACTCCCGCAAATTAAATACACATCATACACATTTTCCCTTGCGGTGGGTGTGTATAGTGTGTATTGATAATTCATGAACAGCGCCGAACTAATCCGAGAGCTGAAAAAAGCAGGATGGGAAGAAGTCAGATGCCGGGGATCACATCACATATTCCGCCACATGGACCGTGGTCACTCAGTCACCATTCCCCACCCTAAAAAAGACCTCGGAAAAGGTTTGGTGGCAGCAATCAGAAAACAGGCCGGGTTGAAATAACCCGGCTGAAAGGCCGAAAATGAGATACCCAATCGTGATTGAGCGCGGCTCCGATACGCAGGCATTTGGTGTGGTTGTCCCTGATCTTCCGGGCTGCTTCTCTGCTGGCGATACGTTTAACGAGGCAATTGACAACGCTCAGGAAGCAATGACGCTCTGGATTGAAGACGCGCTTGATAATTGCAACGCCGTTCCTTCGCCGTCTGATCTCGATGCACTCCGCGCCGCAGGTCAGTGGTCTGGTCCCGAGTGGATCTGGGGATTTGTGGACGTTGATCCGGCGCTGCTGGATGAGAAGTTCGAGCGCGTAAATATCACGCTACCTCGGCGCGTTATTGCTCGCCTTGACCGCGTAGCCAAAGAGGCGGGCGAAAGCCGTTCCAGCATGATTGCAAAACTGGCACTCAGCGCATGACCCAGAAAACAAAATCAGGCTGGGCTTACGACTGTTGCAAGTGCGGGAAGGGTGCGCCGTTTGGTGTTGAACGTCCGAACGGGGATCTGCATTACTGCTACGAGTGCTGGCCACAGCGTAAAGATGGAGAGAAGAAATGACGAAAATCGATATCGGCTATTTTGCCATGGATTCCCGCGCTGAACACACCGGGAAGGTATTGAAAGTGACGGGTCACGACCAAGAAAACCATATTGGAATTTGGTATGATGACGATCAGAAAATTGGACCCGGCAGCATTCCGAATGAGCATGTAAGACTTGGAACCGACCCGGACCAAATCTCTCCTCTCAGCACTTACTCAGAAGGGCCCGGCCCCGCTAAAACTGCACCGGCTGGCTCTCAACCCACGCCCAAGCCCCGCGCCTAAATGCGGCGGCGAGGTTGGGAGAGTTGGGAAAGCAATCGAACACACCTAGCGCATACATTTCCCATTCGACTTCCTCATTCGTGAGGTCGGGGTAGAGATAGGATCGCGCTAGGCGTCCCATTTCTTGGGCTTCTTCAAATCCATTTCTTTCCGCCCTCCGCTGACTTGCACCCCGCTTCCCGGTATTCCACCGCTCTGCACTACGCTGGGTCATGCGGCAACTGACTTATTGGCTAGAGTCCAGTTCTCATAGGTTAAATCTCTCACCCGCTGCCCAAGTTCAGCGATCCGCTCTTCCGATTTCCTTGCGCTTGCCTCAGCCACTCGTAGGCGCGTATTCATATCGCCCGGATTGCCAAGGCGGTGCAGCAAGTTAGCCAGCATCAAGGTTTCACGTAGCGCGTCATGCTCGTGTGAAAACGCGGCCAAAGATGCCTCGTATTTTTCGCCCCATGCGGGTTTAATGGATGCCGGCCCAGATACCCGCAAGATGTGCTTCTTTGGGGCGACGTAAAGCAGCCCCCACCCCGGCGCCATCTCTTCAGGCTTCACCATACCATCAGGGCACATGAGATAGCGCCAACGGCCCATACCGCCTTCTTTACGGTGCGGCTTCTTGCGATCAGCAAGGAAGTCCGATCGACTCACCTTGCATTCCACAACCGTTGACCCGCCATCCGTGCCAGACGACACGCGGTACCCGATCGCGTCAGGACTTTCGCCGCCCATAAAGCTGATGCGCGGTTCGATAAATGAAACTTGGCAGCCCATTCCACCGCGTTGTTTCGACAGCCTCAGCCATCGTGCAGCGAGGGCGCATAGATCAGCATGGTTCATACTCACGCCTTCTCCATCTCCGCAATCCGCCGCCTGAGATCGGAGTTTTCGATCATCAAGTTTTCAACAGCTTTCCCGAGATAATAGGCGGAGTTGCGCCATTTCTGCACTTCCGCCCAAGGGTTCAGGAACCAAGGGAAAAGCCTCATCAAACTTTCTCCCATCGACCATATCCAGCCTGAGAAACCAGAGACCTTTCAGCCATTCCGTGCAGGTATTTCCGCAATGCGGGAATGGTTCGAATATCCACGAGCGTCCGACGCATTAATCGCAGCAATCTCGCCTCAGTGACGTTCTCTCCGAACTGCTCGACACTAAAGCTCATGGCAGTCAAGATGAGCCCATCAGCCGCCTTCATTCCGCGCTCTGTGTCTGGAGAAACAAGATCATCCTGCGGGTCAGTTCCCACTGACTGACGAAATGCTTGCCAATCATCAGCAGTCCAAACCTGATTGCCAGTCACCCCCCTCACTCCCCACTCAACCCAAGGTCGCCATCGGCGTTTATTATTCCACCATTATCGAACATAGCTGGAAAGGCATCATATTCGCCCGTAGGCGATTTCGACCCACCATCTACCGTCAACGAATGGCCACCACACTCAGCACTCAACCTCGACGCTCTCAGGGCCATATCCTGAACCTGACGCGCTCGCAGTCTCGCACAAGCCGCATCCCAGTCGATTGCCGGGAGCAGGCTGTGCGCCGAGGTATCGACACAGTGCGGCCAGACGTCAGTTTCTGGCGGGTTTTCGCGGGTTTCCATGGCTGGAATGGTAGTACAGGCACCGAGTTCAGTACAAGGGAAATCGCTCTGTTTTTCGCTATTTTCTGCGGGTTTCATCCTAGTTCCTCCACTCACCACGCCGGACCTTTTTCGTCTTCCGAAAAGTCCCGGAACCAAGTGGTCGGACCGTCGAACCACATGTTCACGATGCCACCTTTGCCACCTCGGTTTTTCAGGATGATGACCTCGCCTTTGCCCCGCGATCGCTCTAGCGCGGCGTCGAAATCGTTCGCTCGCTTCTGGTAAGCCTGCTCGCTCTCGTTGGCGTTCCGCACGACCTGACCATCCGCCCCGATCCGGGACTTGAGCGCGTCCTCCTCACGGTAGATCGCCAAAATACACCGGGCGTCCTGCTCGATCGCGCCGCTATCTCGAATGTCCGCCATACCTGGGCGACGATCTTCACGGTTCTCAGATTGGCGGTTGAGCTGGGACAGGGCGATCACAGGAACCTTCAGTTCCCGAGCCATACGGGCAATCTCACCACTGATCTCGGTCACCTCGGCCACGCGATTACCGGAGCGGCGTACGGCATCACTCCCGCGCAGCAAGCCGATGTAATCGATCACCACGAAGGCCAAGCCCTCTGGCTCACGTGACATACGGCGCGCACGAACGGCGATCTGCTGAACGCTCAGCCCTTCACGGTCGTCGATCACCAACGGAATGCGACGTGCAGCCATTCCCGCATTGACGATCCGATGCATGGTAGGCGTCGAAACGCGCTCTGGTCCGCCAGCTCCCTCGATCATGCCGGTAAGAACCGTGTTGAGCGATAGGCCGCACTTGGCGGAGATTGCGCGCCCCATCAGTTCCTCGGCTGGCATTTCGCCAGACCAGAACAAGCCACGCCCCTCAGCAAGAGCCATACGAACGGCGATACCCAGTCCGAGCGAAGACTTACCCATACCCGGACGCGCCGCGATGACGTACATGCCTCCCGGACGAAAGCCACGAAGCCGCTCGTTCAGAAGCTGGTATCCGCAGTCATGGCCAGACAGGAAGTTCCCGGCCTTCCAGGACGCCTCGGTTTCAGCCAAGAGGTCATCGGTAGCCTGCGCCGAAGTCTTAGCCCGACGTGAACCATCAACCCCCAGAGCCATGCCCTGTAGGCGGTCCTGCAACCGGCTGATGATCGAAGCGGCATTGTCATCCTCGCCTTCGACTTTGCCCCAGAGAAGATCCTGACCCATCCGTTGCATTTCACGTCGAGCAGCCAAATCCACGATCTCGGCAGCGTAGGACCGAAGCAGGCTTTGAGGCACCATTGTCATGCCCATAAGCGTTTCTTCGACAGCCTTCTGCGCCCCGTACTCCGCAATAAGCTCATTGGCGCAGAATGCGCTCCGTAACGTCACTGGATCAGCAGGCTTCCCCTTCAGGATTGCCTCTCCGCAGATCCTGAACATCTCGCCTCGATAGGCTGCCGAGAAATGCTCAGGGCGAAGCGTCTCCGACACAGCGTCGTAACTGGCGTTCCTCAGCAGGATCGACGCGAGCACTGCGGACTCAGCCGGAACGTTGGCAAGGACGGGCGGGGTAGGCGGCTGAAGGAGCTGGTGGAGGTTTTCACTCATCAAGCAGTTCCTCCTCATGGAGGGCGACTAAACCAGCCATGCAGGTGGACGTTGCCCGAATTTCCTGCAAGGACGTAGCGTGATCGATGGCACCCGTTGTAACGAATGTTCCCCATTCGCGGAGCATGGCCTGACGGCAGGCATTGAACCGATCAAGGGCAGCGGTCTGATTGGCGTTCATCATGCGATCTCCATCGCGAACTGTTCGATTTTTGGCTTAGGGCCATCAAAGCCGGAGGCGCGCCACTTCCGGCAGGCTTCCTCGTGAGCGGCGATCTGGGCAGCGGGAAACTGCTCACGCTCAGCTTGAGCTTGCATCGCGTGTTGGACGCTCTCGTCTTCCCATCGCTCAGCATTCAGCCAGGAGGCTGCGTAAGGCCGGAAATCGCCGCGCTCAGATGGCTCAGGGAATGGCCACGCATTGACCGCGGCCAGAAGCTTCTCAGCGGAAATTGCCTTCCGGGCTTTGGCGAATGCCTTTTTGGCCGGACCCTTCGCGTTCTTCCGAGGGTATGCTGACCAGAAAGTTTCGAACTCAGCATCGAGATCAGTTTTGGGTGTTTCCTGATCGGATCGTTTTTCTGGCTCGATCGCCTTTGGTGGTTCTTGGTAGTTGTTGATGGTTCTGTGGTTAGGAATGAGATTCCGGTTCATAGGAATCTGGTTCCGGTCAATAGGAATGAGATTCCGGTTAGAGTTAGGAATCTGGTTCCGGTTTAGAGGAATCTCATTCCGGTTTTGCTTTTCAGAAACAGGCTTTTTTCTACTGGTTGAGGCACACTCACGGGCAATAATTGACGCCATTTCAGGGGCAATTTCCTGCACATCGAGAGCAAGAAAAAATACCCCGCGACGACCCTTTCCCGTGTTGGCTCGCACCAAGCCGGATGCCTTCAGGCCGTGCATGACGTATCTGACAGCGCGGTCTGTCAGGCCCGTCATTTCTGCAATGCGGCTTTGTAGTGGCCAGCATTCACCCTCTTCATCAGCATGATCGGCCATCGCAGCCAAAACCAGTTTGACTGTCGGAGGCAAGACGAGGGACCACGCCCATTTGGTCGCGCGGATGCTCATGCCGCCACCTCCGCACCCACAATTTCAGTAATCGTCACGACCGTCTTCTGCTCGCACAGGCGGCATTTCACGCCTCGTACTTCGAGCGTGAGATGCGCTGGCCCATCATCCACGACGAACCCCAACCCGCGCTTGTTCTTGACGCGCTGGCGAGCGCCTGGCGTCCTCACAGTTAGCGGACGAGGCGTTGTCAGGCAGTCGATCAGGCGCTTTGCGGAGCCAACTAGATTGTCCGTGTCAGGCGTGCCGACAGAGTGCCGTTCAATCAGGACGTGCGCCCGATCAAACGGCACAGACGGGCGCAGGTGATACGCCACAGCCGCGACTTCGCGCTGCATCTGGTTCTTCTGGCGTGCTGCTGTGAAATGGCTGTAGCCAGTCGTGCGGTTCACGAGCGGATACGGCGCAGGTAGGGTGAAGGAGATTATCCGGGTCATTGCGGCGACACTCCCTGAAAGAGTGCTGCAACGTCAGCGCCGAGCGGTGTAAGTGTGTATTTCAGGCGATTAGGGCCAACCAGACCGCGTGAACGTAGGCCATTGACTGACATACCTTTCCCGCGCCCAAGTACGTTTGACCCGGATGCGATCTCGATGAGCGCAGAGACCATGCTTTGCGTTAAGTCATGGTCCATAATTGCTTCGAACATCTGCTCTTCACGCAGAACCTGAGCAAAAATATCAGCTCGGTTTGCAAGCAAGAACTCATATCGCTCAGTAATCTGTCGCTCGTTATGCGGCAGGTCATTCATCGACAAGGCGGCTGGCCCAACAGATTGAAAAAATTGGGCGATCATCATGTCTTGCTCGTGAGTAAAAACAGGCATCACAGATACCTCCCATTCCTAGACCGATCGCGCTCTAGAGCTGCGAGCTGACGACGCAGGCTCCAGACCTCTTTCGTCAGTGTGTTGATCGTCTGGACCTTGGTAGCCACTACATCGAGGAACCGTGAGTTTTCGGCGCGGAGGCGAGTATTCTCTGCCTCCAGCACCGCGTTGGTTTTGCGTAGAAAGCCGATCATCGCGCCATTCCAAGTGCTCGGCAGTAGATGTCGAGAAGCGTCTCTTGCTCTTCACGCTCAGCAGGCTCCTGCTTGCGAAGGCGGATGATCTGCTTAATGACTTTCACGTCGAAACCGGCGCTCTTGGCTTCCGAGAAGATATCCTTAATGTCCCCTGCAAGGGCCTTGCGCTCTTCTTCGAGGCGCTCAACCCGCTCAATGATTGAGCGCAGGCGATCAGTAGCAATCCCGCCATCAGAAACGCCGGAATTGTGGCCTGTCATGTCTTGGGTCATCGGTTCTGGCCTTTCATCGGGCGGATCGTTTCAATCACGACGTATCCGAGTGCATTCAGCACCCGTTTGCGTGAGTCTGTGCGGCCGTTGTTGACGGCCTGGGATATGTCGGACTGGGTGATGCCGAGGCGGCGGGCGAGGGCGTGTTGACCGCCTGCCATCTCGACTGCATCCGCGATTATTGATTTCGCTTCTGTAATCGGTAGGTCAGTCACTTCCGAAGCTCCTCACGCGCTGCTTTGAGGGCGCGTTCCATCTTGTCGGCCCACGTTTCCCAGTCGAACCAAGAGACGTGCAGGCAAAGGACGTGGCATGACGGCGGGGGACCGGCCTCGCGCTTCAGCCAAACAAACCGGCGTCGCAGCCGGATTTTGAACCAGGGCATGTGTCTGCTCCTCGTGCGTGCTGGCGTTCTGCAACCAGCATCAGCACCTCGTTTCTGAGGTTTTCGGACGAGG